GAGCAATACGGGGAAGGTTATGGAAACGATGACAAAGAATACGAAACATCTGAATTCAAAGGTATGTTTAGCGATTTTAACTACGAAGCTAATGCTGCTGCGTACAATAAAGCGCGTAAAACTGCTTATAAGGATTATAAGATTGCTTTCTGCTCTGAGAACTTCGTACACATTTCTGATGGTATGGTTACAATCCAACCTAAAGCAGTTATTCAAAATGATAAGAAAAAGCGTGTGGTTTGGGAAGTTGCTTTCAGCTTCATCCAGGAAGACCATCCTGTTCCTTATTTGAAGCCTGCAGGTGTGTTTGTATGTGATTAATAGTAGGGGAGTGCTGTAACATTCCCCTATTTTAATTTTTTAAACATGACGCAATTTAGAGATTGGCTATCCATACACATGGAACAAATGATTGGATTCGTAGGAGGATTTTCTTACGGATTGGTTTCAATTCATTTATCAAGCACAGTGCATGAATTTATCATAAAGTTAGTAATGGCTTTATTTGTTGGATTTATTACTGCATTAGGTGGATGGCTTTTCAGGATTATAATGAAATGGATTACACCTAAAAAACACCATTAAAATGGCTGAATTAACAATTAAAGAAAGGCTTTCTAAAAAAAGTCCTAAATTATTCGACAAAATTGCAAAGATTGGCATCGGTATTGGTGCGGTTGGTGCTTCGATTGTGGCACTACCTGCAAGTGGTATTGTACTTCCTGCTGCTGTTATAACAGTTGGCGGATATATGCTTGCCGTTGGTTCGGTAGCAACTGCTATTTCCAAATTAACCGTTGATCATTCTCAATTGGAAGAATCATCGCAACCTTAAAGAATTAGTAGGGGGATGCTTCGGTATTCCCCTCTAATTTGTAACTTTGTTTTATGTCACTGCAACAAATATATCCTACTTATTCCTTCCAATATATCCAAAATAAATTGGTGGAATTATCGCGCCAAAAATTGAACTATGCTGATTTACCTGAACAAGTACAAGCAGATTGGACCGAAACGGATATTACATCGTATGCGTACATTAAAAATAAGCCAACAATTACTTCATCGCCATTAACTACAAAAGGCGATTTATATACCCATAATGGAAGCGTAGATACACGACTTCCGATAGGACTTGATACCCAAATGTTGGTTGCTGATAGTTCAACAGCCACAGGGTTAAAATGGACTGCACAACCTGCCGCAACGCCTACAGGTTATTATGGAGCGTGGCAGGATAATAACACTCAATCAGCACCTGCATCCAATGTTGGTGTTGCTATGATATTTAGAACAATTGATTTAGCGAATGGTGTTTCAGTAGTTACAAATGGAACTAACTTAACACGGATTACATTTGCAAATACAGGCATTTATAACTTACAATTTAGTTCTCAGTTTCAAAATACAAGTACCAGTGATGAAGATGTTACAATTTGGCTTAGATTAAATGGTAGTGATGTAGCAGGAAGTTCAGGATATATATCAGTTCCAAGTAAACACGGAGGTGTAAATGGTCATACTATAACTTCTTGGAATTATTTGCTTAGTGTTGTTGCAGGACAATACTATGAATTGATTTGGAGTACCACCAATCATACTGCGATTACAATGGAATATTATCCTGCAGGTAGTCCTCCTCCATCTACTGCATCAGTGATTCTTACTGTTACACAGCAGTCAGGTATTATGGCAGGAACAGGTATAACAGCACTTAATTCGCTCACAGGTTCTGCTCAAACATTAGTAAACGGAACTACAGGAACGGATTTCAATATAGCATCTTCAGGTACAATTCACACTTTTAATTTACCTACTGCAAGTGCAACAAATAGAGGTGCATTATCTTCTACCGATTGGACAACTTTTAATAATAAACAAACAGCATTAGGATATACCCCTGTTCCTGATACAAGGACATTAACAATTAATGGAACAACATATGATTTAAGTGCAGATAGAAGTTGGACTATATCAGCAGGTATGACTAATCCAATGACCACAGCAGGCGATATTATATACGGAGGTGCAAGTGGTACACCAACGCGTTTGCCAATTGGCACATCGGGTTATATTTTACAAGCAGGCGCATCTGCTCCATCTTGGTTTAATTTATTTGGAACAGCAAATACATTCACAGCAACGCAAACTATTTCAAGTTCCGTATCGGGTGGTTCGTTTAGTGCTTTAGTGCTTAAAAATACAAGTGCCAGTACATCACAATTTGTTCAAATAGAATTGCAAACAGGTACAGGCTTCTATGGTGGTTTAAAAGGATTCAATGATGGTAACGCAGGAAACACGGGCCAGGTATTGACACTATATTCTTCAAAAGGACTTGTTTTTAATACATTAGGTCGTTCAGGTGCGGCGGTTGCAAATACTGATCCTGATATGGTATGGATTACAAGCAATTCCGTTTCTTCAATGGCATTATTTAGCAATACTGCATCACCGTATGCACGTTTGCAATTATATACAGCTAACGCAGGAACATCATACACTGAAATTTCATTCAATGGTGCGGGTAACATTACACGTATTAAAGGTGTAACAGGAGGCTCAGCGAATGCAGGATATGGCTTATTAGGTCATGCCACAACGGATATAATGCGTTGGGATGTGAATGGGGTGTATATTGGTGGTACAACTGCACCAACAGCTAACTTACATATTATCGGTTCAACTACTGCAAAGTCATCTTTACGTATTGCTTCAGGCACAGCACCAACTGCACCGAATGATGGTGATATTTGGTATGATGGAACAAATATTAAAATCCGCGTAGGTTCAACCACTAAAACTTTTACAATAGTATAAACATGGCAACGATTATTTTAGACAAAGACATATATGCTCAGGAACCAATTTTGACTAATGAAGTTAGCTATGAAACAATCATAGACAATTCAGCACTCAAAGTTGTAGCAACGGAAGTTACTTTAAAAAGTTACCCATTAATTACAAAATCGCTTATTCTTTGGGAAGGAGCAGAATATGATAAGATAGGTCAATGGACCGATGAGCAAGCGGAGGCACGTATCAAAGAATTGTTGGAATCATAAATATTCTTATATTTGTCTAATGAAATCTACCAAATTAACATTAGACCAAATTTTAGCGTTGCAACTTGAATTGGAAGGAAACGAGCAAATCAAGGGCATTTTAGCGCATAAGTTACCATTTAAAACGAAGTATTATTTAAACGAATTATTGCAAAGCATCAAGCCGAGCGTGGAATTCGTGCGTTCTGAATCAGACAAATTGATTAAAGAATACGGGACGGAAGAAAATGGCAAGATTTTAATTAAGCAAGACAATCCTGCATTTGCTCAATATTGGAAGCAGATGGAAGAAATAACGAGTGTAGAAAAAGATATTCTACACTATCCATTTACATTTTCCGATTTTGAGCATTGCGAATTAGATGGCTATCATAGGCATATATTCCTGCTCATACAAAACAATTGACAATGCCACGCTACGAAATTAAGAAGTTAAACAAAATGGTATGCGAAGTCCGCGTATACCTAAAAAAAGGGGAAAAGGACTTCAATATTTTCATCGCTCCTGACCACCATTGGGATAATCCAAAATGCGACAGGAAGCTATTAAAAAAACATCTTGATGAAGCCGTAGCGCAGGAAGCGTTGATTGTAATGCCAGGCGATACATTCTGCTTGATGCAGGGAAAGTGGGATCCAAGAAGAAGCAAAAAAGATATCCGTCCTGAACATAACGTACATAATTATTTAGATGCGGTTATCAATGATGCCATTGAGTGGTATAAGCCATACGCAAAAAATATGATTTTAGGGAATGGCAATCATGAAACAGCCATTTTAAAGAATTTAGAAACGGATGTATTGGAGCGTTTTGCAGGCGGATTAAATACAGGCGTACCTGTTATGGGGTATCATGGATGGGTTATGATTAAAGTATTAGAACCAAATACCAATCGCATAAGCAGTTCGTTAAATCTTTATTTCCATCATGGATATGGTGGAGGTGGTGCAGTTACACGTGGTCAAATATCCATGTCGCGTCACATGATGTCAGTGGAAGGAGCAGATATTATCAGTCAAGGACATATACACGAGAAATCCAACACGGAAGTAATGATGCACTATATTGATACGCATCCAAATTCAAATAGTGCCAAGTTGCGCTCCGTATTATTGGTTCAATCATCGACTTATAAGCAGGAATTTACGGAAGGCGGATATCATATAGAGAAAGGCAGACCTGCAAAGCCATTAGGCGGTGTGTTTATTAACATTGAACAAGTGCGTGATGAAAATGAATCGCGAAAATTAATCAAGAAAGCGATGTTTTATGGAACGCAAACTATAACTTTATAGTTATGGCAAAGCGTAAGAAACAAGTGGATGAAATCACGATTAAATATCGTAGATTAGGCAAGGAAAAGGCTTACGGCATTGCTGACCATAATACTAATACTATTGAGATTGACAGCAGAATAATAGGCAAAAAACATTTGGAAATATTAACGCACGAAAGTTGTCATATCTTATTGCCTGAAATGAATGAGGAAGGTATTATCAGGCTTTCAACAGCCATTACGCGCATTCTTTGGGATCAAGGATATAGGCGAGTGGATAATCGGGATTTGATTCCTTTACAGGATGAACACATAGTATAAAGATACGGAGGTTTGTATTTTATAATGGGGGGTTGGCTTTAGTCCACCCCTTTCTCCGTTTAAATAGTGCCATTTTTTTATTATTCTTAAAAAATAGTTTGCCGTCCAGGACGATGTTTGATGCATATTTGATTAAAAAAGTGAAAAATAATTATAAAAAAATTTGCAAAATATAAAAATAGGCTCTATCTTTGTTTTATCAAACAATCAAAAAACAAATAAAACCTACCACAATGAAAAACAACATTTACACCGAAATCGAATTAAATCTTATTGCAGGTATTCCTGTTCAAGTTGAAGTAATGGATGAAAATGGTCAATGGCACGAGCATAACTACGCATCCGTTAATATGCTTCAAATAGAAGTAGATTTAAAGCGCACCTATCCAGGACAACTAATTGATGCTATGATCAACCAATTAGGCTTAAACTACGCTACATTATCAATCGACTGTTCAATTAACTAAAACCAACAAATACAATGAGCAAAACTATCACCAAAGAGAAAAAAATCACTTCACCAATCAGTGATGACAATGGATATGAAATCTTTGTTATTTACACATTATTAGAAGTAATTGAAGGATGGGAACGAGATGAGGATGACTTATTCACTCCTATTGAATTTCACTACGAGATTGAGGCTATTCATGATGTCGTATTACAATTCCATTCAAACTTTGTAAGCATAGCAGATGCAGTGCTAAAAAATAGTGTGATGCACGATATTATTTGCAATACATTACTTGAAAATGCCGAAGACAATTGGAATAACTAATCTGCTCGGTTGAATGTGGGGTAGGTAGTTTGCAGATAACACCACCCCACCACTTCCCGACAAAAAACTAACAAAATGCCAAAACTAACAATGAAAGCAGTAAAAAAAGGTCGTAAATCGATTGCCGACCAAGACAAAAAAGTACAGGTTACGTTCTATGTTCAATATGCAAAATTGCGTAAATTCGGATGTGAATTAAGCAATAACCGAGCAACTAACACTGAAAATTTAATCAATTTCTTAAACGCTAAAATTGACGAACAATGAAAAAACTATTCAAATCAATTTATGCCCGACTTTTAAATAGTGAAACATTCCGCTATGCTTTCCTGATTCCAGGCAATGGCAGAAAATGGGAATGGTATATGGTCAACGGAAGAAAATATTGGCGAGAAGTTCCGCAGGACAAACCAAAAGTAAGATTACATCATTCAATTAATCGCGATGGTTCAACAACCAATTACACGGATGTTCCAATGACTTGTTAACATTTTTCAGTTAGTAACTTAAAATAAAGTAATCACATAATTGCATAATTTTGCATTAAATAAAACTACCACAATGAATAATTATCATGACTTTTTAGAGTCAAAGAAAAAAACACACGTATTATCAGGATTTGAATTACAATCTGATTTATTAAACAAATCACTTTTTGAATTTCAGCAGTTTATTGTTTTACGTGCATTAAAAGCAGGTAAATATGCAATATTTGCTGATTGTGGACTTGGTAAAACGCTCATGCAACTTGAATGGGCAAATCAAGTATCATTATATACAGGCAAAAAAGTGCTTATTTTAGCACCATTAGCAGTATCAGGACAAACTATTCAAGAAGGGAGCAAATTTGGGATAAACGTATCCAAAATTGAGGGAGGAGCAAATATAGAAATAAGTAATTATGAACAACTTGAAAATATAGATTCTTCAAATTATGCAGGTATTGTTCTTGATGAAAGTTCAATTTTAAAAAACTATGAAGGAGCTATTAAACAATTAATTATTGATAAGTTTAAAAATACTCCATATAAATTAGCATGTACTGCTACACCATCACCAAATGATCCAATGGAATTAGGTAATCATTCTGAATTTTTGGATGTAATGAGTAGAAATGAAATGTTAGCTATGTATTTTGTACATGATGGAGGAGAAACAGCAAAATGGAGATTAAAAGGTCATGCTACTAAATTATTCTATCAATTTATAGGAAGTTGGGCAATTATGCTTAATAATCCAGCTGATATTGGGTTCCCTATGAATGGGTATGATTTACCTAGTTTAAATCTTGTAGAAAAACAATTAAAAACTGAAAAGCGTAATAATGGGCAGTTATTTAATGAAACTGCTATATCTGCAACTAATTTTAATCAGGAATTACGTTTAACAAAAAAAACTAGACTTGAAGAATGTGCATCATTAGTAAATAACTCAAATGAAAATTTTATTATTTGGATAAAACAAAATGAAGAAGGTGAATTACTTAAAAAATTAATTCCTGAAGCAATTGAAGTTAAAGGGAGTGATTCTGCAGAATACAAAGAAAAAATGCTATTAGGGTTTGCTAATAATCAGTTTAGAGTTTTAATTACAAAAACTAAAATAGCTCAGTTTGGTTTAAATTATCAAAATTGTAGAAATCAGATATTTGCTTCTCTTGATTTTTCATTTGAAGGATTATATCAAGCAATTCGAAGATCATATAGATTTGGACAAAAAAATGAGGTAAATATATATCTCATTACAACTGATACAATGGCTAATGTAATTCAATCAATAAATAATAAACAAAAACAATTTGAACTTATGCAAAATGAAATGAGCCAAGCTATTAATGCAACATTAAATGGTAGTAAAATGGTGACTGCTGATTATGATATACAATCAGAAAGTAATGAATACTATCAAATAAAAAGAGGTGATTCAGTCCAATTAATTAAATCATTGAAAAATGAAAGTATAGGGTTATCAGTATTTAGTCCTCCATTTGCTGAATTATATACTTATTCTAATCATGTTGAAGATATGGGGAATTCAAAAGATTATAATGAATTTCTTACTCAGTTTGGGTTTCTTATTAATGAATTATATCGCGTTATGATGCAAGGCAGAATAGTTGCAGTTCATTGTATGGATTTACCAATTCAAAAAGGTAAGGAAGGATATATAGGATTGCGTGATTTTAGTGGAATGATTCTTAGAGCATTTGAAGATGCAGGATTTATATATGCTAGTCGTATAACTATATGGAAAGATCCAGTGGTAGAAATGCAAAGAACAAAAGCATTAGGGTTATTACATAAACAAGTTAAAAAAGATTCAACCATGAGCAGAGTTGGGATACCTGACTATGTTATGATTTTTAGAAAGGATGGAGAACGCAATAACCCAGTTACAAATACTGATTTGCCTGTTGATTTATGGCAAAAATATGCTAGTCCTGTATGGATGGATATTAATTATGGAAATACACTTCAAGGATATAGAAATGGAAGAGAAGAAAATGATGAAAAACATATTTGTCCATTACAATTAGATACTATTGAAAGATTAATACATTTATATTCTAATAAAGGAGATACTGTATTTACTCCATTTATGGGTATAGGTAGCGAGGTTTTTCAGGCAGTAAAAATGGAACGTAAAGGTATAGGATTTGAATTAAAAGAAAGTTATTATGATCTTGCAAAAGCTAATTTAAAGTCAGTAGTATCTTCAAAAAATCAAATGAATTTATTATAGGTTATTAACATTTTATAGTTAGTAAGTTATTGCAAATACCACATCCTTAATTCGTAATTTTACACCAACAAAACCAACCATTATGTCAAATTTAACTACTAAAGAATTCTTTGCACAAATGTCCGTCCAGGACAAGTTCAAAGAAATGTTAGGCAAACGTGCGCCACAATTTATTACATCCGTATTGCAAATTGTCGCATCGAATGACCTATTAAAGAAAGCCGAACCAATGTCGGTGTATCAATCCGCAGCAGTAGCCGCTACATTGGACCTCCCATTAAACAATTCGCTTGGATTCGCCTATATTGTACCTTACAACCAACGCCAAAAGGACGGAAGTTATAAGACAGTAGCGCAGTTCCAAATGGGATATAAGGCATTTATTCAATTGGCTTATCGTTCAGGGCAATTTCTGACTATTTCATCTTCCAAGATTTATGAAGGACAAATTATTGAAGCCAATCCATTGACAGGATATAAGTTCGATTTCAGCAAGAAAACATCAGATAAGGTTGTTGGATATGCTGCTTACTTTAAATTGATAAATGGAGCAGAAAACACCCTTTTTATGTCAACGGAGGAATTGACTGCACACGGCAAGAAATTCAGCCAAACATTTGCGAAAGGATATGGATTGTGGAAGGATGACTTTGATGCGATGGCAAGTAAAACCGTGCTTAAATTATTGCTATCAAAATTTGCTCCGCTTTCAGTAGAAATGCAAAAAGCAGTTATTAGCGATCAAGCTGTGGTATTGGATGCTGAAACGAATCAGGTTGAATATGCAGACAACGATAAAATTACAATGGATATTGATGAGGTAAATAATCGCAAGGAACGTGAGCGCATTGTTGCACACATCAAAAAATTAGGTACAGCTGAAGAATTGGATGCGTTTGAGGACACTGCCATCGGTAACGGATGTTATGATGAATTGCAGGAGCAACGCGAAAATATCAGTAAAAAGAAATCTAAATAATGTCAAGTAAATGGTTCCAAAAACTTGACAAGTAGAGTAAAATCAACAAAATCACTAAAAACGTAAATAATAATCAACAAACTACTACTATGAAATACAAAGTAACACTATCAAGCGAAACGGACATTAACAATGTAGAATGGATTTATGTGCGCCTATTTGATGAAAATGGGTATTGTAAAGAATCAAAGCCATTTTATGCCAATGAAATCAGTAAAGCGCAGGAAACCTACGATGCGTGGGTTGAATTCTTAAGTATCAACAATGATATGTGGAAGAAAGTTGAATTGAAAAGTACAATTATTGAATAATAAATTGCATTTTTGCTAACCAATAACACTACTACCACTATGAATCAAGTATTATTTCGTTGCTCTCAATTGGGCAAATTAATGACCGAGCCTAAATTAAAGGCTGATAAGGAGGCAGGATTGCTTTCCGAAACTACAAAGACATACATCAAAGAAATTTGGCTAAAGAATGAATATGGCTACGATGAGATAGTTGTCACTGATGCTATGCTCAAAGGATTGCTATGTGAACAGGATGCGATGCAATTAGTTCAGGATGTTGCCAATGATGGAATCTTCCGCGAGAAGTTCAAAGGTGGCATCTTAAAGAATGATTACATTATGGGAAGTCCTGACTTGGTGATCACTGACAATGGCGAAACAATTGTGGAAGATACCAAATGCTCATTCACTATCAAATCCTATGCAGAGGCTGAAATGACTAAGATATATGAATGGCAGTTGCGTGGGTATATGTGGCTTACAGGATCAACAAAAGCACGATTGCGCTATGCTTTGATTGATACACCATTAGAAATTATCCAGGAAGAACAAAAGCGTTATTTTTTTAAGTTCGGATGCGATGAGAATAATAAAGAATATCAGCGCATTTGTGAGCAAATTGAAAAGAATCATACATTCAGTCATATTCCTGCGCAAAAAAGGCTTAAAACATTCGAAATAAGCCACGATGAGAATAAAATAGCACACCTTATCACCCAAATAGAGAAGTGCCGAAATTTCTACCAAAAAATCGAACTATGATGCAGGAACAGGAGCAATTGAAACTATGGAAGGAATTTGAATGGACTTGGGAAGAATATGATGTTTTAAAATATTATGACCGATACGACCAAAAACTACTATTTCTCACTAAAACTAAAATAACCAATGAAACCAATCAATCAAGGCAAAATTGCCAATCCGACACAAAAGCAGGCACTACTGAACTATCTTAAGAAGTTCAAACGTATTACAACAGTAGATGCGATGCGCAAATTATTTATATCTAATTCAGCCACTCCGCGCAGAATAAAAGACCTAATTGAAGATGGATGGGATATTGGGTATGAAACAAAGCCATACATTACGCATTATGGTAAAAAGACGCGCATTACCGAATATCGCTTAAATAAAAAAAGGTAGGGAACCACCCTACCCTAAAGAAACCGTACACAAGTTATTAATTTGTATATCGGAGCAAAGATATAAAAGCCACATCAAATTACAAACGTTCTTATCCTATTTTTTTCATAGTGTTTTTCGAGAAAGGTGTGGCTTTTTTAAAAAATAGTATTATATTTGCAGAGTTAGTCTTCACAACCTAACTAAAACAAAATCTTTAAACGCCCCTATGGCGTGTCGGAAGAAAGTAAGGAGCAATCCTGAAATCTTGTTGTGAACCGACACACCATAGGGGTTTTTCTTTTTTATGGGAAACCAAATGTACCCAGTTACTTTAAGAGCAATAGAAATTGAATTGCTCCTTGTCTTAAATGCAGAAGACCTCAAAAACTGCATAGAATTACTAAAAGACCAACCACTAAGTCCTTCTGAACTTGATGGAGAACAACAAGCATTTGGAAATGCAATTTCAGTTTATAGAGCAATTATGCATTTAAATGGGTATGACGTATGAAATCAACATTTTATTTTGCGCATGATTATAATGCAGGTCAGGACTACAAAATTATTGCATTAATTAGCAAACACTCTGCATCAGGTTATGGGGTATATTGGCGCATTATTGAGATGCTACATTCTGATGATAGCCATACGCTTCCAAATAATGAGATGATATGGAGTGTTATCAGTATGACCATGAATACTCCTATAAGAGATATTCAAAGCATCATTGAAACCTGTTTAGAATATAAACTATTGTGTATTGATGCAGACGGTTTAATTTATTCAAATAGAGTGAATTATAACATCGGTTATCGCGAACAAATCCATAAAAATAAGGTTGATGGGGGTAAAAAATCAGCAGATAAAAGAAAGCAGATGCTCAACAATAGTTCAACTAATAATGAGCATAATGTCAACAGCAGTTCAACAGCAGTTCAACAGGAAGTCAACAAAGTAAAGGAAAGTAAAGTAAAAGAAAGTAAAGTAAAGAATATTATTTTCTCTCCTGATTTTGAAATTATTTGGTCAAACTATGGTAAGGTAGGTTCAAAGCAAAAAGCATTTGAGATATGGAAGAAAATGAATGATGAAAAGCAGGATAAGATTGCTAAGTCAATTTCAGGATATTTGAACCATTTGCAAAAAACAGGCTATTCGCAAAAACATTTCACTACCTACCTAAATTCTGATGAATACGAGAACTACCTAAACATATCCACATCCGCAGGTGGAGAAGTAAAAGTAGAAGTCATTAAGGTTTTACCTAATTTCGCAAACGGATATAATTTCAGCCTATGGGGGAAAATTCCTAAAGGAACAGTAACAGCCGAAAGGTGGCAATGGTATCGGGAGAATCGCGCAGAATGTTCGGAGGTATATCAGCACTGCCAAAAATTACGCGATAGGGACCAAGAAGAATACCTTAAACTTGGCGAATCGCACCCACTAATGAAATTTATCAAGGATTACATTCAATTCGTAACCAATGAGAACAACCAATAACTACAATCACTTAAAGCAGATTACCAACTGCAAATTCATTCCCCTGAATGACAAAAAACAGCCATTAGCGAAAGGATGGCAAACAAGCACGGAGCAATTTGAATTAGATACGCATTCCGTTGGCTTAGTTTGTGGTAAATTATCAGATGGGGTAGAGGTCATTGACTTTGACCTGAAATATGACATCACAGGTGATTTAATCAAGCGATTTAATTCAATCCTAAACAAAGAGGATGCAACCATTTACCCATTGCTTACTATTCAAAAGACAAAGAATGGCGGATTCCATTACATTTATCGTTGTAAATATTTTGAAGGGAATCTAAAGTTAGCACAGCGTCACGCAACCATTGAAGAAATTGAAAATGGCGATAAAATTAAGGTATTGATTGAAACACGCGGTGAAGGTGGACAAATAGCAGTGCATCCGTCCCCAGGATATGAAATGGTGCAAGGTAGTTTGGATAAAATCCAATTGATTCACGTGGAACAAAGAGTGCTATTGCACAATATTGCACGAAGGTTCAATGAAGTATTTAAGGAAGTTACCGAATATAAAAAGACGGAACAAATCAAGATTAAAGGATTGGCATCTTGGGAAGATTACGATAATCGTGGGGATATAATCGGATTATTGCAGTCGCACGGATGGAGCATTGTAGAAACGCGCGGTTCAAAAACATTCTTTTTGCGTCCAGGTTCAACGGATGCTAAAACATCGGGGAACTATGATTCATCGTTAAATTTATTTAGCGTATTCACCACATCTTCCATCTTTGATCCTGAACGAGGTTATAAACCATCTGCAGTATATGCGATGTTGGAATGCAATGGAGATTTTCAAGCATCTGCACGTAAATTGATGGCAGAAGGATATGGCGAAAAGGACACAAGCAAAACAATAAGCGTTCAACCTGAATTATTAACCATCCCATCCAAAGTAAACATACAGCCTGACAATCGCGATTATTTAGTCAAGCGGGAGGATTACTACAAGAACATTATGAAATGGCGCGATGGCAAATATGAGATGGGATTAGACACAGGCTATCCTGAAATTGACAAGCACTTCCGATTTAAGCAAGGCAATTTGGTAATCATTAATGGATTTGACAACGTAGGTAAATCGGTTATGATTTGGTATATGGCTTTGCTTTCCTCCATTCGCCACAATTGGAAATGGCTAATCTACACTGCAGAGAATGATGAATTCTCATTCTTCCGCAAAATGATTGAATTGTATTGGTGTATGGAAATTCAAGGGATGCCTGATGATATGATTAATGAAGCATTGGAATTTCTTGAAAAGCATTTCATAGTTATTAAGTCAGACAAGGAAATGTACAATTACAAAGACATCCTTGCCATTGCTGAAAATGAATTACAGCATAGCAAATATCATTCTTTGCTGATTGATCCATACAATGCGTTAGACATCACATTGAATCCAAAAGCAGGATTGAACACGCACGAATATCACTACCGAGCAATCAGTGAAATCAAACTATTCACTAAAATGCACAAGTTATCCATCTACATCAATATGCACGTGGTATCTTCAGCAGGTCGTGGATTTGGTAAGGGAGATATTCCTGCTCCAGGCAAATCAGATACGGAAGGAGGTAACAAATTTGCCAATAAAGCAGATGAATTTATCACGATTCATAGGTTAGTTGGAAACATTGAAGCCTACAACATAACCGAATTGCATATCCGTAAGGTAAAAGAAACGGAAACAGGTGGGCAGGTTACACCATTTGAAAATCCTGTTAAATTACGATCACGCAAAGGGGTAGTCGGGTTTGAAGATATGGATGGGTATTCTTTTATTGCTTATTTAAGAGGCAGTCAAAATATGCCTGAAAGCCTGAAATCATCCGTCATTACTTTGCAGGAAGCATTGAATCGACCAATAACAACTTATCAGCGAGAGCAGTTAGATTTTGAGGATGAAGATGGCGATGGAGTACCTGATGTAGATAATCCATTTAGATTTTAAACAATAACTAACCAATATGAACGTATTATCACTATTTGATGGAATGTCTTGTGGTCAACAAGCATTAGAACGAACAGGATTCAAAATAGACAATTATTTTGCATCTGAAATTGATAAATATGCAATTCAAGTTACAATGGCTAATTATCCTAATACAGTACAATTAGGGAGCGTTGTAAATGTAGAAGCATCGCAATTGCCTAAAATTGATTTGTTAATAGGTGGCAGTCCTTGTCAGTCATTTTCATTCGCAGGTAAGCGTAAAGGAATGTCAACAAAAGATGAGCAAGAAATATTGACTTTGGAACATTATTTACAATTGAAAGCAGAAGGATTTGAATTTGAAGGACAATCTTACCTATTTTGGGAATATATGCGCTTGCTTAAAGAAGTTAAACCTACTTATTTTTTGCTTGAGAATGTGATGATGGGTGAAAAATGGGAGAAAGTATTATCCAAAGCAATTGGCATAAATCCGATAGAAATAAATAATGCTTTAGTATCCGCTCAAAATCGTAGAAGATTATATTGGACGAATATTGGGATGAAGCCAAGTGGATTATTTGGAGATTTAGAATCAATTATTCAACAACCAAAAGACAAAGGAATATTATTGAAGGATATTTTAGAGATTGAAGTAGATGAAAAATATTTTTTGAGTGAAAAACAAATAATTTCAATTAACAATTGGAATGCACAGCAAAATCCATTAAATGGGATTGAAACAAATTATAGGAAAAATGGGTGTTTAACTGCACGTGGTAATAATGATATGCACTCGGGGATGAAATTAGTAGTGCATAATATGCAACCACGTTCAGGTGATCCTGCAAAAGGAGGAACAGGACATTTAACAAGAACGGATGGCAAAACATATTGTTTAGATACAGGGAATACAAATGCAATTGAAATATGTGGATTAGATTATAGATCAAATGAAGGATATAGATTAAAGGAAAATGGTAAATCAGGTATTTTATTAGCAAGAGCAAGAGTAGATGAATCTTGTGGACAATTAGCTAAAATAAATCAACGAATTAGAAAATTAACACCAATTGAATGCGAAAGGCTACAAACTGTAAAAGATAATTATACTAATTATGTTTCTGATAGTCAGCGATACAAAATGCTCGGAAACGGATGGACAGTAGATGTCATTGCTCACATATTTTCTTACTTAAACAAATAACCAACCAATAATATGAACTACGAACCAAAAACATTTGATTTTGAAACAATGCACAATTACTTCATTAATTATGAAGAAAAGCGATTATATGTGTTGAAGGACACAATGTACATCAAGGTAAATATGATGTACGATAGTAGCAGAAGCACTTTTTATCCGATTAGACGCAAGAACGGGAAAATAGAGTACATTTTATCGTCAGAAATATTTAAGAAGCGTAAAAGCATTAAAAAGGCAGAAAAAACACCATCTGAAGATGTAGTTGTTCAAAGCCAGAAAGAATCAGCCAATATCCGTAAAGAAAAGCGCAATATGTACATGAAGGAATATATGGCAGGGTATTTAAAAAAGTATAGAGCAGAAATGATGAAGTCTGAAATGACCACTCACCCATTAGAAAATAAGAAAGGATTGGAGATTTTGCCAATAAATTGGTTTTTACAGCGTATATGGAAGCGTGTTTATCGTGATAAGTCCCCATGCAATTGTGAAGATTGCATTAGATTCCTGAATTTAGGATGGGTTATTGAAGATGAGCAGGATGCCATTCGCCTATACAATGAGCAAATCAAGTATAAAGTTGGATTTTATGAAGTAAAAGAGGGTAAATGGTAATAAAACGCACAAAAACTACTACTTTTGAGTATTAAATGACACGTTATGGCTAACTACACTAATCTTGTAAAATTCATTAAAAAGTGGGAAGGAGGTATTTCTAAAGATACACGTGACCAATGTGCAAAGGATCCATTGCCTGATGGAAGTGGGTACCATACCAATAAAGGAATTTGTTGGATGACATTTAAAGCAGTATTTGGCGCAGGACCCGATGCAGTTAAGAAATTCTATACCATGAATGATGCCGATTGGGGGTTAGTGTACAAAGGCTTATTTTGGGATAAGATACAAGGCGATGCCATCAAGTCACAAAAAGTAGCAGATATTTTAGTCAATTGGGCATGGGGTAGTGGAGTAGCCACACCATCTAAGGCGGTTCAAAATATTGTCGGAGTGACTGCCGATGGTAAAATAGGACCTAAGACAGTGGAAGCCATTAATAAAATGGATGAGGCTCAATTAATAGCCAAATTAAAAGAACGTAACTATGCTTTCTTTGAAGCATTAGTTGTCCAACCTAAATATGCCATGTATCGTAAAGGATGGTTTAACCGATTAAATGACCTATATGCTAATATCATCAAAACCTGATTTTGCTATTTTATTCATTTTTAGCGTAGTTATGCTATTAATTGGATTAATCCTTTTGTTTAAATCACTAAATGACGATTGATGACTTGGAATAAGTATAAAAGCACCGAAGCACCTGCGAAAAAGAAAATAACACACCACGAATCTGATATTCAAAAGAATTGTGTGCGTTGGTTCAGATTCGCTTATCCGCAATTGATTATCTTCTCCATCCCTAACGGAGGAAGCAGAAATGTAATTGAAGCTGTAAGGTTGAAGAATGAAGGATTACTTGCAGGGGTTAGTGACCTATTTATGCCAAAACCTAATAGCAAATTTGCAGGATTGTTTATAGAGATGAAGGCTCCAGGAGGAAAGCCAACCTTATCACAAGTTCACTTTATGGAAAAAATGCTATCTTTGGGTTATGAATGTAAAATATGTCATTCATTCGATGAATTTAGAGAAGTTGTGGATAACTACCTAACCACTTAAAAACTGAAAAAAAACGGCTAATTATGGCAAAATTTGGAGAAGGTCAACCGATTAATCGCGGAGGCAGACCGAAAGGCGCAGTCAGCAAATTAACAAGGGAGTTCAAAGAGATGGTGCAAACTACTATGTCTGAACTTCAGGATGACCCAAGAGCAAATCTAACTACTTGGGCAAAAGAAAACACTACCGAATTCTACAAGATAGCATCGAAACTAATACCTACCGAGATGAAGAACGATGTTTCAGTAACCGATAACAAAATTGTAGTAATTCGTGAAGACAGTCAAATTAAAAAGTAGGCACGTTAATCAGGAACACATCATTCAAACTGCCAAGCGTTTCAATGTACTAAAATGTGGTCGAAGATTTGGAAAAACATCCTTAGCAGAAGAACTAATCATTGAGCCTGCTTTAGATGGCTTCCCTGTTGCATACTATTCCCCAACTTATAAGGACTTAGCCGACTTTTGGCGCGTAATAACCGAAACGTGCTATGAAGTTATTGCATCTAAGAATGAGCAGTTGAAACAAATCCGATTGATCACAGGTGGGGTGATTGATATGTGGTCATTGGATGAACCTGATAGTGGGCGAGGTAGAAAGTACAAACGCGTGGTGATTGATGAGTGCGAGAAGGCGCGTAAGTTGGAGCAGGCGTGGAATGGTACCATCCGTGCGACATTAACGGATTATGTCGGGGATGCTTGGTTCCTATCCACCCCTAAATTTGGCGATACCTATTTCAAGGAACTATATCATTTGCGAGATAATCCTGATTTCAGCCACGAATGGCAATCTTGGATATTTACAACCTATGACAATCCACATATCCTATCAAGCGAAGTTGATTCAGCCAAGCGAACTATGAGTGATTTATATTTCCGTTGCGAATATTTAGCTGAAGATGTGGACTTGAAAGGAATGCTATGGGCATTTGCATTTGATAGCAAAAAACACATTACTGATCAACCAATCAACCTTAATAAGAATGAGCCTGTTTACCTATCATTTGACTTTAACAAGAATCCCATTTCGTGTAGTGTTGTCCAGCATTACGATAGGACCATATGGGTATTGGAAACCATCAAACTCGAAAATTCCGACATTTACGCACTATGTGATTACATCCTATCATACTACCCAAATTGTCTATACATTGTCACAGGGGATGCTACAGGAAGAAACACATCAGCATTAGTCAAGGATAATTTGAACTATTATACTGTTATACGTACCCGGTTGCGTTTAGGCAGTGGACAAATGCGCCAACCGATCATAAATCCACCAATCCAAGAGAATCAGGTATTAGTGAATAGTTTATTAGCCAATTATGGGGTGCAAATCCAGGATAAAAAGGCAAAAGCATTGATTTATGACCTTAAAAACGTGAAAATCAGTGAGGATGGAAAGATTGAAAAGAGCAATCGTGCGGATTTAAGCCAACAAGCCGATGCGTTAGATACATTCCGATATTGGTGTAATAGTTTTATGGGATGGTTCCTGAAGGCTAAATAAAAAAGGAGGCACATTGCTGTACCCCCTTTCCCAATAACCAACCATCGTGGCTACCACCCCACAATGCGTAACAAAAATACAATTATTTTCCACTAATTGATGTGAATAAGTATATTTGTGTTAAAATATTACAACTATGCCCTGTTTAGAATGCGTCACGTACACATTGCCATCCTGCCCTGAATTCATCTCAATGAAATGGAGCGCATTGGATGAATCTTTAGATTACTTAATCGAATTTACCGATAAGTTCGACAATGTTTATACCACATTGATCGAGCAACCCTATCCAACAGCAGGATTGATTCACATTCCTATTTTAGGCAATGCAGATATTCCTGAAGGATTGTTCACACAGCATAGTGGGATGTTTAAGATGCGCGTGTTAAATCCAACAACATTAGCACCTTATAACTTTTATGTGGGTATTGTATCTACACAATGTGTGCTTTTATCGTTCCAACATTATGAAGGAGTGGTGCCACCTGCAACTATCATAGGCGATTAATATGTTACAGGCAATAATCACCATTTCGCTATTCTGCACAGGGGTTAATATGGTATTCCGCGATGGCTTCCTTTTAGGCTGTATTGGCAATATATTGCGCTCTATGCTTCCACATTGGGTAAGCAGTCCATTATTTGATTGCTTGGTATGTATGGGGGGATTTTGGGGAGCAACAGGGTTAATATTTATTACTAATGATTACACAAACCTGCTTTATTTCCCTTGCGTCATTGGATGCAATGCAATTCTCAACGGACTTATTAACAAAACCTATGACCAATTCTAACCTACAAACAGGGGAGCAAATGCACCATTTTGCCCTCACAATGGGATGGACCCATTTCCACTCTTGTATGTGTCCAGGTTATCCTGAACGCAGATATAAACATTCTAACCTACCACAATCTATCTTAAAGATATACCCTACTAAAAAAGCATGGGCATACTATGACAAATTTGGGAGAAGGTCTTTGAATGGGAATAATGAAATTTTTGATGTATCTTTGACAAAACTAACACCATAACCAATGAATCTAATCGAAAAGTTGAAGCTACGTTTTACTTCCGTTCCTGTTTCTAAATATAGAATCACGAAGGCATTTGAATGTGGTGGAATCGAATACTACCAATTTGATGATGTATTTAATTTGCCATATCAAAGAGGCCTTACGGCTATAACCTTCTTCCGGGAGATGCAAATGAATTGTGATAGAGAATTATTAATGGCGTTTTGTGATGCAAAAGCCAATATAGGGCAAAAGATTATTGATTCAATGAGTGTTAAGAATAATAAGTTGGATTTAAATAAAACCATTGCTTTGTTGAATCAGTCAGCGCAATTGGATATTAACTTAAAGGAACGAGTAGCAATGATAACCGATGCGGACTTGATTTATAAGTTGGCGAGTGTGGTATTCTTCGACAAATCGGAAAGTCCTACGCATTATGAACACGGGTATAATCAAAAAAAGATTGAACATTGGAAG